AACAAGAAGGTAAAATCTCTGGCGGTTATCGTTATAAAGACGGTAAGCTAAACATTGGCGGCGGTTACTATGGCGACGATTCGATGTTCGAGGTCGACGTTAACAAAGACGGCGGTAACATCTTATTTAAAAAAAGATTCGCGGACGGCGGATCGACTAACGGTTCCGGCGATAAAGCATTCACTGCAAAAGTAAAAGAGCTCATGGATGATGGTTACGAGTTAGGCGAAGCAGTCAAAGAGGCTATGAGACAGGGGTACGCGAAAGGTGGACGTATAAATTTTGACAGCGGTGGAAGTCCACTTCAAAAATTAAAACAAGAAATTGTTGAAAGTATGAGACCCTATGCTCCTGGTGTTCCAGAAAATAAATTACAAATTATAGTTAAAGATATTACTTTTGATATGAGTCCTGAAGAAGCGCAAGCATCTGCAGTATCTAACTTTCAAAAATTATTTGGTATGGCAAACGGTGGACGAGTTGGTTATGCTAAGGCAGGATTAGTTGATCCAGCTAATGGTGTTTTAAAAAATCAAGATTTAGGTAGAGGTATTCAACAAAGATTAAAAGGAAAAAAAATTGTATATATAACTTCAGGACTTGGAGATACTCCTTTAACAGAACACAACACTTACAAAGCAGCTAAAGATTTTAGACAAGATTTAATTAAAAATTTTGATCCCGCAACTGACACTAAAGAATACAAAGGTAAATATAATTATAAAGAATTAATAAAAGATAAAGATTTTGAAGATTTTTGGAAAGGAAAAGTAGATAATATAAGTTCAGATGCAAGGATACAAGGTCAAGGAACAAACCAAGAAATTGAAAAGGTAAGAAAAAAATATAAATTAAAACCAAATGATTATGAAGGTATTTTTAACAAATTATTAGAAGAAACTAGAATAACAGAACAGGTTAGAAAAAGTAGAGTAAAAGGTTCGGGGAAAGAAAGATTAGTATCAGGAAAAATTTTAGATAACTTATTGGCTACATTTAACCAATCTTACAAACCCTACGTTGGAACTATTGATACTAAAACCATGGGTAAATTACTTAAACTTTCTGATGGAGAGTTAGAAAAAGTAATGACTTTTATGGACAAGGATTATCCTGCTGAAAAATTTCGTTTAACTGATTCATCTGATGTAAGTAGAATTGGTAAAGCTGCTGCGATAAAAAAGAAATTAGCTGCAGAAGGAATTACATATGAAAGACAAATTAAAGATGGAAAAAAAGGAACTAGATATCGATTTAAAGCAGATCCAGACATTAAGAAATCAAATGAAAAATTTAAAAAATTAGAAAAATCAAAAATTTTTGGTTTTCCAAAAGAAGAGAAAATTACCAAATATCCTAAAAGTTATAAAAATAAATTTACTACATTATCTAAACAATCAGCAGAATATAAAATGCAAGGATATAATAAAGATAGAGGAACAATTTTTAGATTAACCAAAGCATTAAATAACGCTATAAAAGGAATGACCGATGCTCAGTTAAAAACTTTTATAAATAAAAACCCTAAAATAAAAAATTTAGTTACATCTTTTTTTAATTCAAGAACAGGAAATATTGAAAATATTCCACTTTCTCAAATGACTATGTCTCAAATAAGACAAAATTTACAATTTGAACAAGATCACATTAGAGGAAGATCAACTGTAAAGTATGATGCTGGAACTAAAAAAATATTAGATGGATTAGGTATAGAGTATCCAAAAAATTTATACATCATTCCTAAAGCAGTAAATATGTCTACTAAACAAAGAGTAGAAAATTATGTGTATGATAATCCAGAGGACACTAAAACAATTAAGAAGATTGATAAATATTTTAAGGATAATAAATTAACTTATTATGATAGAAGAAATAAAAAATATAGAGGAGCTAAACCTTCTAAGTCTGCTGTTGATTTAGCTCAATTAGGATTTACAAAAACCAGTCAACTTAAAAATTTATTTACCGGAACATACAAAGATAGTAAAGGTAAGACTAGAGTTATTACTAAAGATGTTGCTAAATTAATTTCAGATTTGAATGAAAGAAATATAGCTAGAGGTGGTACAACATTAGAAGACGATATTAAAATAGTTCAAAGAGCTGCTGCTTCTCAAGGTTTTTCTCTTAAAAGTTTTGCAGGATTTATGGATTTTGCTGACATGGGTATAGAGTTACCACCTGCTGTTAAACAAGCAGCTGCTAGAATAGCAGACTCCGCAAAAATAGCTGCTAGAGGTTTAGGTAAAGCTGCAATTGTTTTAGATCCTATTTTTATGGCGATGGATGCATCAGAAGCTTCTCGTAAAGGTGCTACTGGAAGTCAAATTGGAGAATTTGTTGGAAAAAGTTTTGCACAAGATTTACTTAACCTTCCAAATGTTTTAACAGGAGCTGGAAAATATGCTTCTGATTTTTTGCAAGGTAAAAGAGGAGATGATTTAAACTTTGATGGAGAAATGCTTTATAAAAATAGAACTTTTGCAGATGATGCTTTAGATGAAGGATTAGCTAGTTTACCAAAATCACAAAAATTAAGAAATATAGCTGATTTAGATTTTAACGCTGAACGGGGTAATATGACTATGAAAGATGATATGGAAATACCAGCATCACGACAAGAAATAGAAGCTGCAAGAGAATTAAATAGAAAAAATAAGATGGGCCCTTATTATAAATACGGAATTGAAACACTACCAAGAGAGGTTGCTAAACCTACTAGATATGATATAAAAGCAAAAAAGGTGTACAATAATTAACAGGAAAGAGATATGGCTAAAATAGAAGACGCATTACCCAACGAAACAGTTACTGACGAAGCTTTTGTAGAACAAGAAGTTACTGTTCCAGAAGATTCTGTTCCGACACAAGAAGGTCAAGCAAATGTAACTATGGATGAAGAAGGTGGAGCAGAAATAAATTTTGATCCTAATGCCATGGAAGGATTACAAACAGAAGACCATTTTTCAAACTTAGCAGAAGTTATGAATGATCAATACCTAGACGAACTAGGTTCTAATCTTTTTGACAAGTATACAGAATACAAACAATCTAGAGGTGACTGGGAAGACACTTACAGAGAAGGTTTAAATCTTTTAGGATTTAAATACGAAAAAAGAACACAACCTTTTAGAGGAGCAAGTGGTGTTAACCATCCTGTTCTTGCTGAAGCAGTTACACAATTTCAAGCGCAAGCTTACAAAGAATTATTACCAGCTGATGGTCCAGTACGTGCACAAATTTTAGGAGATGTGACTAACGAAAAACAAGACCAAGCACACAGAGTAAAAGATTTTATGAATTATCAAATTATGGATCAAATGCCAGAGTATGAACCTGAATTTGATCAAATGCTTTTTTATCTACCCCTCTCAGGTTCTACCTTTAAGAAAATTTATTATGATGATCTTCTAGGTAGAGCTGTTTCTAAATTTGTACAAGCAGATGATTTAGTTGTACCTTATTCGGCTAACTCATTAGAAGACGCAGAAGCAATTGTTCATGTTTTAAGAATGTCAGAAAATGAAATTAGAAAACAACAAGTTTCTGGTTTTTACAAAGACATAGATATTGGACAACCTCCTGTTACAGAAAATCAAATTAAAGATGCAGAGTTAAGATTAGAAGGAATTTCTAAAGATGGAAATGCAGAAGATCAATACACACTTTTAGAAATACATACAGATTTAGACCTAGAAGGTTTTGAAGACATGGGTTCAGATGGTGAGCCAACAGGAATTAAACTTCCCTATATTATAACTGTTTTAGAATCTACTAATGAAATTTTATCTATTAGAAGAAATTACACAGAAGATGATCCAACTAAACAAAAAATAAAATACTTTGTACAATATAAATTTTTACCAGGTACAGGTTTTTATGGTTTTGGTTTAATTCATATGATTGGTGGTTTAACTAGAACAGCAACTTCTGCATTAAGACAATTATTAGATGCAGGAACTTTAGCTAATTTACCAGCTGGTTTTAAAACTAGAGGTATAAGAATTAGAGATGATGCACAGCCATTACAACCTGGTGAGTTTAGAGATGTAGATGCACCTGGTGGAAATATTAAAGATCAATTTATGCAATTACCTTTTAAAGGACCAGACCAAACTCTTTTACAATTAATGGGAGTTGTAGTTAATGCAGGTCAAAGATTTGCAAGTATTGCAGATGCACAAGTTGGAGATATGAATCAACAAGCCGCGGTCGGTACTACAGTTGCACTTTTAGAACGTGGCTCTAGAGTTATGTCCGCAATCCACAAAAGACTATACGTTGGTCTTAAACATGAATTTAGATTATTAGCAGAAGTATTTAAAACTTACTTACCACAAGAATATCCTTACGATGTTCCTGGTGCTACTAGAAATGTTAAGGTTGCAGACTTTGATGAGAAGGTAGATATACTTCCGGTTGCTGATCCTAACATTTTTTCTCAAACACAAAGAATTTCTATGGCTCAAATGGAGCTACAATTAGCACAATCGAATCCTCAGATACATGATTTGTACCAAGCGTACAGATCCATGTATGAAGCGGTCGGGGTAAAAAATATCAACGCGATATTACCTCCACCGCAACAACCTCAACCCATTGACCCTGCACTAGAAGAAATTGCAGCAATGGGTATGAAACCTTTTCAAGCTTTCCCTGGTCAAGACCACAAAGCTCACATCGATTCACACTTAAATTTTATGCAATCTAATATGGTACAGAACTCACCGACTATTATGGGTGCGTTACAAAAAAATATATTGGAAAGAATTAGTTTAATGGCACAAGAACAAATACAATTAGAGTTCCAAGAAGAATTAGCACAAGCACAACAGATGCAACAGATGCTACAACAGCAACCACAGAACCAACAACTAGTTCAACAAGTAACTCAACTTACAAATAAAATTAATTCTAGAAAAGCTGTGTTAATTTCTGAAATGGTTAGAGATTATATGAAGGAAGAAGAACAAATTATTAGTGAATTAGGTGGTGATCCATTACTTAAACTAAAATCTAGAGAACTAGACATCAAAGCTAGACAAAACGAAGCTAAAAAAGCTTATGATGAAGGTAGAATTAGCTTAGATACTATGCGAGCTATGCAAAACCAAGAACAGTTCGAAGATAGACAGGACCAAAACGAAGAATTAGCTGAATTAAGAGCAGATACTTCGCTTACCAAACAAGTTATGTCAGCAGATGCTGCTTTAGAGAGACAACAAATGGCTGATCAAAGCAAAAGAAACGATTTTGGTAGAAACTTTAAGAAAAATTAAGTATAATAATCAATAAGGAGAATATTATGGATAAAGATTGGCAAAGAGGCTCGATGTATGTCAAAGAACCTAAAGTTACAAAAGAATTAGGTGTTGGCAAAGACGGTTACCAAACAGGTGGCGTTACTATTGAAGCTACAAACCCGCAAGAAACTCAAACTGTTACAGTTAGAGGAACTAAAGCGATGAGAGCTGACAAAAAACCTGTAAAAGCTAAGTGGTACTAATCCATGTGGTTATCGGCAATTAAATTAGCCGTTTCTGCTGGTAGTAAAATTTATGCTAACAAGCAGAAGACGAAGATAGCTATGTCAGATGCACAGCTTATGCACGCATCTCGTATGGCCGAAGGTAAAGAAGCTTACCAAGGTAAACTTTTAGAAGCTCGGCAGTCAGATTGGAAGGACGAGGCAGTTTTGATAATTCTCTCGGCGCCAATAGCAATCCTGGCCTGGGCAGTCGTATCGGACGATCCGACAGCAATGGACAAAGTAAATATTTTCTTTGAACATTTTGCGGCACTTCCGGGATGGTTCACAAATTTGTGGATCCTTGTAGTTGCGAGCATATATGGTATAAAGGGTACACAAATATTTAGAAACGGAGGAAAAAAATGAGACAAAACGGAGTAAGATCAAATGTCAGATTTCCATATGCAGCTAAAAAAGCTAAAGGTGGATCTGTTAAGAAACAAGGTGCTAATGATAGACTAGATGAATCTCTAGGATCAAGAAGAGGAAAAGAATCTACTAAATCACAAAGTTATAAATCTAGAAGAGACGAATCTAGAGGAGCTAGTAAGTAATGAACTCATCTAGAATGAATAGACTAGAAGAGCTTGGTAGAGTTGATGCTGAAAAAGCATATACTAAAAAAGGTAAAAGAAATCTTAAAGACGAAAAAAAAAGAGTTGTAAAAGAAATCAAAGGCTATGCTAAAGGTGGAATGGTTACAGTTTCTGGCAGAGGCCAAGGTAAAGTTATGCCTGGAAGAAATAAAAAAACTTATATTTGTTAATGGCTTTAGATATTAAAAAAGCAATTAAGAAACCAGGATCTTTAAGAAAATCTTTAGGTATTAAAAAAGGTAAAAAGATTCCTGCTAAGATGTTAAACAAAGCAGCTAAGGCACCAGGCAAAATGGGTCAACGTGCTAGATTTGCTAAAACACTAAAAGGATTTAAAAAGTAATGGCTGGCATTTTTGGAATAGCATTAAGAGGATTAGGTATGTTAGGTAAAGGTAAAAAAGTTTCTAAAACTATTACCTCTGTTAAACCAAGTGTTC